TGAGCTATCGGCAGAGCCAGGTGTGCCAGGCCATTGAGGGCGACGACGGCTCGTGTGTGGCCCTTACGGGCGTCGTTGGCAAGACCATCTGGCTGCTGGGCTCGACCAATCTGACGGCCACAAAAAATCATCGTCTACAGCTGTGTAGATATGGACGAGAATGGGTTGACTTTTGCCTTGAGTCTGCAGGCGGTTACGTCGAGAACATGGTCTATTCCAAGAACAAAAGATCGATTCGTTGGTTGAAGCATCTGGGCTTCACGGTGCAGGAGCCTGAGCCGTTTGGTCCGAGCGGTGCTTTGTTCTGCCCGTTCTGGAGGTACTTGTAATGATCGTTTTATCGCCATTAGCCGTTGGTTTTGGTGTTGCTAATGCAGGCCTTGGCGTACTGCAGAGCTTTGCCAACTACCAAGCGCAGAAACAGGACTACCTCAATAAGACGGCATTTGCTGAGGCCAACTCAGAATTTGCGGCGTACCAGGCTGGGCTAAACAAAGAGGTCACTGACCTCAATAACCAATACGCCTTCTGGGGTCAGACGCTGGACTACGGCCAGAAGATGATTCACGCCAACTCGATGCGCAACGTCGAGTTGATGAAGTCGATTGCGCAGGCTGAAGTTGTACGGGATACGCGTGCAGCGGCTGGTGCTTCTTACGTCTTGGACTCAGAAGCCATCGGGCAGTCCTATGCAGAAAATTCAATGCGTGACGCTGTCGCATTGCAGCAGTACCAATGGCGGTCGCTGCAGGCACGCGCGTCTGTGCAGGCGCGAGGCACTGCTGGCAAAAGCATTGACCGCATCGTCAATAACTACGCCAGACAGGAAGGCGACTACCGCACAATTCAGCAAATCAATCAGGGGCTAGCTGATCGTCAATACGACCGAGCGCAGACCGGCCGGATTGCGAAATACCTGAGCCAATACAACAGCCAGCAGTATTACCAGCAGGCGGATGTGTTCGATCCGATCGCGCCGTTCCCGCCACTGCCAACAATGATGCTGCCGCCTGCGCCGTCAATGAGAGGCGGCGGGCCAAGTGCTGGCGCAGCCGTACTTGGTGGCCTTGGCGCTGTCGTTGGTGGCGTTAATTCAGCCATTGGCATGCAAGGAGCAATTAACAAACTCTGATAGCCATGACACAACTACCTCTCGGCCAAATCCGTCCTGCCGCTCAGCCGGTCAACGCCTTTTTCCAGCCAGGCAAGGCAAACGTTGCTGCAGCCACAGCACAGCCAAGCGTTCCGCAGATGCCGCAGCTCGGCACGCAAACGCAACAAGGTGGCTTCAATGTGCAGGGCTACAACTCGTTTGACGAGCTGGCCAAGTCGCTGTCAGTCTTTAGCAAAGAGGCGCTGTCGCTAGGCAAGAACCTTGCACTCAACTACGTCAGCGATCAAATCAAGGCTGGCTATGAGGACGAGGTAAAAAACCAAACAGCGCTAGCTGCGGTCAATATCCAAAACGATTTAGAAGAGGGTGCGGCAGATGCCGCAAACGAAATTGCTCAACTTGAAAAAGTTGATCCACCTGCAGCAGAGTTATTAACTGACTCAAACCCGTATCGCTTAGTCGGCAGGCGTCGCGCGGCGGCACAGCTTGCCAAGGGTGACGTAAGAGGAGCAGTGCTTGGTCTGTTGACTACAGATGCGGCCCGGCTGGCCACGCTGAAGCCTGGCAGTCCAGAGCTAACAAAAATGCGAGTAGAAGTTACACGTCAGGTCGCTCAAAAGTATGGTCTGAGCGGCAGCGAACCTGAATTTATTAAATATGTACTGCCTGAAATTAACGAGTCTTGGGACATATTCAGCACTAAGCAGGCAAAAATGTTCAACGATGAACTTAAGATTAACACGCAAAATCTTGTAATAGCGGACGTTGCAAACACAATCCCGTTCTTACTGGGCAAGGGGGCGCCAGACGAAAACGGACAGCTAGTAAGGCCAGGGATGCCGAATTTTTATGGAGCAGCAAGCCGAGAACTTACAAGAATTATTGACAACCATATGCGCATGTTGCCGCCGGCAGCGCGTCGCGAGGTTATGCAGAATTTGCAGACCGAACTGTTCGGAACGCTTGCCAGGGATCCGTTCGCACAAAGAATTCTGCAAGGAATTCGTGGTGGCAACCCTACTCTGCCAATGGAGTTGCGCCCTGCGCTAGGAGAAACAAATCGGTTTCAAAACCTGCAAACAACAGTTGCTGGAACGCGAGCACAGGTTGATCTTGTTGAGCTGAACAACAAAGCGGCCTTGCAGCAGTTCATGCAAAGGGATTTTTACGGGCCAGGAGGCTTGGCTGAGTATGCCGAAACAGACCCAGGCTTTGCGGATGCTTATGAACGCGCAGAGCAAAGGCTGAGAGGGTTGGGCCATACACAGCCGCAGGTTGAGTTAAACAAAATGGTCGACCAAAACCAGCGGAAAATCCAAAGAACGCAAATGTTTGATTTGCCGGATTTGGATAGTCGATTGGACCAAATACGTCAACTGCCGCTGCAAAATTTTTCAGGAGAAATGCTTAATCAGCTACAGCGAGACAACATTGAATATATTCGAGGCTTGCCTTCTGAAGCTCAGCAAAGAGAAGCTCGCCAAGAACTTAGGAAGCAAGTCGCAAAAGGAGTACAGCGGTTTGAGAATCTCCGAAACTATATCAATAACCCGCTGCAAGCAAATCTTTTAACAGTTACGGCCAACCCTGTAATTGAAAAAGCTATCGGCAAGCAGCAAGCAGATGGCTTGGCCGAATTTATTAGAAACGACGCCGCCAATCCCGCTGCCAAAATTACAAAACCAGAGGCGCGTCAGGCAATAGAGCTTATCCGTCGACGCTTGATAGAGGTTGGAGAAGCCGCTCTGTTGCCTTTGGAGCAAGGGACTCCTGACAGCACAAAAGAGGCGGAGGTTAGTAAGGCAATGTCAAAGTTTTTGGACTCGCCTGAGTACAAGGATTTAATTAACAGCCTGCAACCGCCAGCCCCAGTTCAGCCACAAGCAGCCGTCCCTGCTGGCCCTGTTGTGTACGGTCGCGAGCAAGCGGCTGACATTACACCTGGCATCGCTGCTAATTACAAAAAGCAGCCAGTGTTGAGTGGCAAATGGGTGCGGGCAGAGCAACAAGCGTTGAGTGTTGACGAAAACGCTTACAGCGAGCAACTTCGCAAAGCAGCTGCAGACGCCAAGGTCACGCCAGCTCGTTACCTGTTTGAACATATTCAAAGGTATTACCTAAAGCTGGATGCTGACGGCAGTTTTAGGCGATTCCTGCAATTTCAAATTCTCAAACAAAAGCAAAACGACACGGTCAGTTTTAACCAGCCAGGCATGTCGTTTGACGGACAGAAGGTTGCATACGTCCCCAATGACATCACCAAACCAGGTGGATGGTTAATGGGGATATTGGCTGGGGCAATGACGCCAGCTGACAAAGAGATGCTTCGTAATTATGCGGAGCAAATGCGCCGCAATGGCTCACGAGAAGCAATCAAAGAAATACAGCGGCTCAATATCCAATACCGCCAGTACGGACTTCATTTTCCCCTCGCCTAAAAACCATGCCTAACTTCAACATTTCACCTGTTACTGACGATGAGCTGCAGCCGGTCATTCCGGCAGAAGATCCTGAGCCGAAAGAGGACAAAAACATTTTTCAGCAGTTTGTATCAGCGTCTATAAACCCGGCATTTGTATCGGCGCCACGCATGGGGCGGGCAGAGCAGGAATATCGGTTTGAAGAAAGCCTTGGCCCTCTTAAACCGTTAGGGCAGCTAATGAATGTGTTGGCTTCACCGCGAGCCAAAGATCAGTTGCTTATTGGCCCTGTAAATGCAATATCAAAACTTGGAAACGCCCTTGGCGACGTTATTTTGCGCAAGCCGTCTGTCGACACGTCTGACGCTTGGCAAATCTCTCCTGAATTTGCTGCTAAATACAATCCATTCACGTTGGGGCAAATGGGTCGTACAGACCCAGCGCCGTCAGATGAAGCGGCAGAAGACGTAGGAGCGGCAATCGGCGGTGAGGTTGTTGCTGCTGCCATCAGCATGGGGACTCTAAATGTCCTCAAAAATTCGCCAAAAGTTGTCCAGGGTTTGGACAAGTTGCGGAAGACGCCGGCTATTAAAAACCTGTCAGTCAGGATGGCGGCTGACCCAAAACTGCGAAACAAGGTTGGTTTGACAGTTGAAGGGGCTAAAGCCGTTGGCAGTTCCACTCTTGCGACTGCATTTATTGACCCGCGCGATGGCAATGCTCTCAACCTTCTAGATCTGTTTGGTGTTGAGGCGCCAGGAAGGATTGACGAAGAAGACGATTACTTCACTGCGTTTGGCAAGGCGGCAACGGTAGATGGCCTTTTGGCCCCATTGGCTGTGTTGGGAGGGCTGAGCTTTGTGCCGCCTATTAAACGTGCGCTTGTTAATGACGGCACAGGCTTTTTCGACGAATTAGGCAAAGTTGAGCTTGAGCCGTATATGCCACCGGCAATCGACCCCAGCAGGGCTTTGCCGCCGGCACCACCCAAATACGACTCAGCGATTGCGCGGTCACTAGACGACCAAACTCAAATCGCTCAGGTCGTGCAGCAGCGGAACCGCCTGCAGGACATGGGCGTGGTTGAGCAAGGCGCTGGTGGACAGCTTGAGCTTGCAATGCCTGGCGTCATCAACCCTGAGATCAAGCTGCAGATTCGTCAGCTGCAGACGCTGCGAGGGCAGCTGCTCAAAGCCCAGGTCGATGAAGGCGTAGACGTTGTGCAAGAGCTGGGGAAGGTTGACCAGCAAATTGTGGATTTGATGCAGTCGGGTGAAGCAGCCAAGCTGCCGCCCTCTGCCACCACAATCCAGCCTGAGCTGGATCTGCCAGATGGCCGGCCAGAAATGGACACAATGCTGGCCCAGCTGGATGAACTGGATGACGCCGCGTTGCGGCAGATGCACAGCGACATCACCGCGCCAGATCGGGCAGCACGAACTGCCGCGCAGATGGAAGAACTGCAAGCAGTTGTGGAGGGCAACCCTGAGCGCTTGAGCCAAATCCAGGCACGTCTGGAGGCAGGTGAAGTCACTGAGACTGGCGCTAAGCGTCTTGTGACTAAGGAGAAAAAAGCACTTGAGGCAGCGCAAGCACAGCTTGATGAGATCCAGGCACGAACTGCTGAGCCCGAAAAACTGGTAGGCGACCAGCTGGAGTTGTCGATCAGCCAGCAGATGGCGATGGATCTGACTGAAGCGCCACGGATGAAAACCTTTGACGAGATTGCTCAATCCAAGGTTCGGTCGGGCTACCGCAACGCAGCTGAATACAGAGACGCGCTCAACCAGTTTCCGCGTGATGTGCTGCGGGGTATGACTGCGCCAGGGCAAAGTCCACGCGTAGCGCAGTTGGTTAAAGCCCGGACAGGGCGCCGGATTTGGTCAGCCAAGAAAAGCGACATTATTGACGCCTTGGTTGAGCTGAGTGAACGGGAAGATCGGTTCTTGCCTCCAGAGATGGCGCAAACCGACATGAATCTGACCATGAATCAGTTCGGCGCAGATGCCCCGTTGTTCGAGCTGCCTGCCGACCTGACCGTGCAGGGGCGCATGGTCAAGATGGTTGACGCTGATGGCATCGAGCAGTCAGTACCCGTGTCTGACTTTGTTCGTCGGGGCATGGACGGCGTTACGCGCGAGCGCCTGAAGCAAGAAATTATTGAGCAGGCCGTCAAAAACGGAGAGGTGCAGCCGCCTATCACTCCAATTCCTGAGCGTCCACGCACTGATCTTGCTCAAGGCGATCTGTTTGACGTGCAGCTCAACCTGGAGGGCATGGATGTCCCGCTGTATCAGGCCTCTAAAAAGCCCCTAGAGGCTGTGCTGGAAGAACTGCGCTTGCGATACAACTACCGCGTGCTCGACGAAGCAGCGCAAAAAGCACAGAAGCAGGCGCTAAAAGACGCCTATCGCTGGAACGAGCTGTCGTGGGCAGAGAAAAAGCGCATCGGCATGACGGAAGGCCGCCTATACGAAGGCATCAAATTCGAGAAGACCCTGGACGCACCAGCCAAAACACGCAAACCAAGGAAGCCAGGTGACGCTGTTGTCAAAAAGGAAAACCTCTACGAGGGCGCAACTAAACCAAAGACCTTCCGTTGGACCGCAAAAGGTTTGATTGAGGAGGGGGCAACCCCACCCCCGCCACCACAAGGGATGAACTGGTTTAGGCGGATGCGTGGAGAAAAGGTAGAGCCACAGCCACCCAGCTCAGGCAAGAAAAAATCAAAGGGACTTGTCGAAGTGACGCCAGTGCAGAAGCAAGAAAATGCTATGACTCGGCGTGACATTGCCAGTCAGCGAGAGACATTGCTCAAACGACGAGCAGCCGCGCAAAATAAAGCGAACGGAGCACGGTGCTGATGGCTGACTGCAATGACCTAAATAAAGAGCTGCAAGAAATTGACGAGGAACTGCGTCTTCTCGATCAACTTGAGGCGCAGCTCGACTCCGTTGACGAGCTTGCAAAGGCAACGCCAGACCTCAACACCACGACGATTAAGACCTACACAGGCGATGAGATCAAAGTCAACGCAGCAGAGCACGCCGCGCTTGGCGAGCTAACAGCCGTTGAGATGGGAGAGGAGGCCGTCATTGACTTAGTCACTGATGGTTTCAAAACAGGTCGGCGCCCTACAGGGGAAACAGGCAGGGCGCTGAATTACAGGCAGCTGGACCCATCGCAGGAAAACCTGGCGGCACTGTTGGAGGTGCTCGGTTTTCGGCGTGCCAACACAAAGCGGGGCATCGAGCTGAAGCGTCCGTTTACTCAACAAGCTGCCAGCAAAGCGCTGATGCGCATGGCCGGAGAAAGTGGCGCAAACCCCAGAGACTTAGCTAAATCGCTGAGCCGTCGCTTTAAGGGAATCGACAATCTGCCTGCCAGCGTTTACAGCGTTGCAAAGGCACGTTGGGAAACTTCGACTGAGTTCGCGGCGATGCTCGAAGATATGGCGGACGCCATTGACGAGAGCCGTCTAACGGACGAGATGCGGGTAGAGCTGGGCAATGCGTCCCGGTGGGCTCATTATTTTGAGCAGTTGGATGCTGCGGTTCGTAGGCGAATTGGTCAATCGCTGAAATCGCTGCAGTTCAAAGCAGACGACGACCAGATCCAACTGGTCGACGTTGGCAAAGACGTCACTGAGCTGACGTTTGAAGACATCGCTGAAGGCAGCCTGTTGGCTCAAGTTCTTGAGCACGTCGACAATGGCGACGCGATGAAGCTGCGGCGAATCGCCAAAGCCAAGCGGGTGATGGCGGTCACTAAGTCGCCTATCAACCGGCCAAACTTTCTTGTCGAGCTGGAGGTTCTTAATCAATACAGAAAGAACAACCTGTTCTCGTCAGTTTCTTCGTGGGGTGTTCGCAACTTGTCTAGCGGCTTTGTCGCGGCAAACCTGACTCTCGAAGACATTGCTGGCGGCGCTCAACGCGTTGGCGTACTTGGCGAGTGGCACGCAACGGCCTATGCCGCAAACAAAGTGTTTGGCGGTTTTGGCATGGCGTGGCAAAACGCCACAGATTCGCTGTTCACTGGCAAGTCACGCATGGCAGTTAATGCACTGCGGGACATCAACCCAGAGGTGTTGGCTGAAAATCAAAAGTTTGTAGAAGACACTCTCACCACCAGTTGGGACAACTTCTTTGGCAACATCACGCTGAAAAAGAATCCGTTCTCTGGCAGCGAGGGTTATCTGCCTATTGGCACAGTCCTCAGCTTTCTAAATGTCGTCAATGCTTCCACTGCATTGGTCGTAGGCAAGTTGGTCGCACAACTGCCAGGCAGATTTAAGGGAAGCACTGCTGGCTACATGGCCAGCTTCCGTCTGCTCAACGGAGGCGACGAGTTCCTGCGGACAATGGCGTGGACTTGGAAGACTGAGCATGAAGCAATGCTTCGGGCTATCGAAGACAGCAGAGGCGTGATTAGCGAGAAAACAGGCAAGCCCATCTCAATGGCTGAGGTTGAGGAAATTGCAGAGGGATATACAAACAAAGCTTTGTTTAGCGGGAGAATGACTGATGACGATTTGGCCAGGTTTAGGAAAGAGCGCAATGCAACGCTGGGGATGCCCCCAGGCAAAGAGGTAGATACAGAAGAGCTGCGCTTGCAGCTTTTTAATAACTTGAACGGGGTGCCGAACGTTGGTGACGAGATAGCTGACATTGGCGTCAAGCGGATGGAGGACGTGACGTTTACAGGCAAGCTGCCAGCTGGCGTACAAAGCGTGCAAATGCTGCGGGCCAACCCTCTTGGCGGTTATTTGCTGCCTGTTTTCCGGTCGGCATATCACGGTGTTGCTTATTTGATGAGCCGCAATTTCGTCTCTGCAATCGCAAATGCGTTGGTGCAGCAGATCCGTCATGCAAAAGGGACTGTATCTAAAGCTGATCTGATTGATGCGCGCTCGCGAGCGTTGGTTTCATCGATGCTTGCAGGATCTCTTTGGGTCGCCTGGAGTAAAGGAATCTGGAATGACGGCGGTCCTAGCCGCGCAGACAAGCCTGCTCGTGAAGCTTGGTTGCGGCGCAACCCCATGTATTCAATCAATGTCGGGTTTGGCAACAAGCCAGTCGCAAAGATCCAAACCAAGTCGATCGACTTTTTCGACATGCTTGGTTTTACGTCCGATATTTATCGTGCGTTTGACGAAGGCATTATTAAAGGAGGCGATTTTGAGTATGCAATGAATCAGGCTGGCACCATTATTGCCAACACGCTCAGCTCAAAAGCTGGCTTGACTGGCCTGACTTCAATCATGAACGCGTGGACAAACCCAGAGCGTTACGACATGCAGTGGGCAATGCAGCGTCAGATGAGCGGGATTATGCCGAATTCAGGATTGCTTGGAAACTTTGCTCGCATGAACAACGAGCCAGGCGCCTATCCCGACAAGCGTCGCGATTTGACTCTTAAAGAGGCCGGCATGATGGGCAAAAGCCAGGTTGGACAATTCTTGCAAGGGTTTGGCAGTTATTTGGGAGATGGCCTGCTTGGCAACTTGCCAGGGTATGACGAGCTGACTGATCGGCCGTACAAGCGTGACTGGACAGGGGGTGCAATGGATCGCCCAATGGGCCTTCCTGCTGACGCCACCATTCCTTATATGCCGCTAATTCCTTCACAGAGCCCTGTGTTTAGGTATTTGGAAGAGCATGGATTTGGCGGCAAGCCTCGCGCTGATGCCAAGGTTTCGCTTGGCTTGGTCTCTAGCAGCGATTTAGATGCCATTACTTCATATAAAGACATGCAGATGACAAACAAGGAAGAGGCGTTGTATCGACAAAAATTCTTGACTGAGGTTGGCACCATTGATGCGGCAACCCTGGGCCTGCCCAAAGACACAGTCATCGATAAATACGTTTTAGGCAAAAACTTCAACCAGGCAATGCTTGCGATTATGGAAGACGAGGCCTACAACGCTGTTCTTGCGTCGCCTGTTTTGAGCCCTAGCCGCAAAGTTGCGCCAAACAAAACGCTAGAGCAACGGCAGACGTTGTCAAAAATGCACAACGAGGCTTACAAACCAATCCGTCACATCATTGATTACTACGATCGCCTTGGCCTGGCGGCCATGTACGCCGAATCAGATACGTTTCAACAGCGTCATGCGGCGTACCTGAAGAAATACGCTCTTGAAGAGCAAGAGCGTCGCGAGGCTCTGTCAGGTCTTGGGACATCGCGCCAGTAGACGTCTGGCTGGGGTGGACGGCATCGGACATAATGATTACTACGAGCCTGTAGTGGTCTGGTCCTATGCCCGTCTCCTACTCAACTCATACGGTTGCGTCGACGGCGACGGGTAGTGCCCTGCAGTTTGCTGTCAGCTATCCCTACATCCTGCGCAGTCACGTCAAGGTGTACTACGGCAGGGACATCTTGGCCGGTACCCATACGTCGTTGTTGGTCGACGGTGTTGACTACAACTGGACTACGGACACGCAGATCACGCTGACTGCTGCACCTTCTGCGCAGTCAACGCTGACAATTATTCGTGAGACGCCAACCAGCGCGCAGCTGGTGCCGTGGCAAGACGGCTCAAACCTGATTGCAGAAGACCTCAATAAGTCAGACAAGCAGAACCTGTACGCAGTGCAGGAGGTCCAAGACAAAAACCAACTTGCGTCTGACGATGCAACGGCTGCGTCAACAGCAGCAAACGCATCAACAGCAGCGGCAAATGCTGCGCAGGCAGACGCCAACACTGCAATCGCAACGGCCAACACGGCGTCGACTAATGCGTCGGCTGCAGTCACAACAGCTAACGCTGCATCGGCAACGGCAAATACGGCGAACACAAACGCCACGGCAGCTCAGACAGCCGCGACTAATGCGCAGACTTCTGCGGCCAATGCGGCGACTGACGCTGCCGCTGCTCAGACGTCAGCAACAGCTGCACAGACCAGCGCTACAACAGCTCAAACAAGCGCAACAGCCGCGCAGGCATCGGCCACCTCTGCTGCAACAGATGCGGCATCAGCTATTGCTACGGCAAACACTGCGTCGACTAATGCCACAACGGCGCTGAACAACTCACGCCAATCAGACGGGCAGGGTGGATTTACATCTGCTATCAGCCTGGCAAACACTGCAAATACAACAGCAAACTCTGCAACCAGCACCGCTACAACTGCATCAACCAATGCCACGAATGCGGTAACGACAGCAAACGCTGCAAGCGCGACGGCAAATGCAGCCTCAGCGGCTGTGGCAAACGCTGCGTTTTATTCGCCTATCGCTGCCTTGGCGAACTTGCCAAGCAGCCCTGCTAACGAAGACCGAGTAGAGGTCGTTAATTCAACTGGCGTTGAGAGCAATAGCGCTGTGTCAGGCGTGCCGTCAGGGTTTGTCGGCTCCACAAATTTGACAGTACGGCTGCAATACAGTTCGTCGTCTACGAAATGGGAGTGGCAGCAGTATTTCGCGGCTGATCCAGAAAATCGCTACGCAACCAACTATCTGCCTGTCATCAAAGGCGATGGCACGTCGAGCGGGCAGGTCGGAAAAATCACACTGAATTGCTCGAATAACAACCATGGTGTGTCGTTGTCGTCGCCGCCTCACTCGGCAAATGCGACGTACAACCTCACGCTGCCTACGTCGCTGCCATCAGTTGCCGGCCAGGCGCTGACTGGCGACACCAGCGGCAACTTGTCCTTTACCACTATCGATGCTGCCTTTGTTTTAACTCCCCAAACCATGACGGCTAGCAAGGAGATTGCGGCCAACACAAATGCCGGGTTTATGGGCCCGGTGGTAACTCTGCAAAGCGGGGTGGAACTTACCATCCTGCAAAACTCTCAACTAACCCTCATCTCCTAATCATGGCTTACGGCAAGTTAAAAGCCGATGCTGTCATTTATGACAACCAAGGCAGCGACGCAGAGGTTTCGATCTCGACTCTGGCCGCAAACGCAAACAAAGCAAACGTCGATAGTCCAACTTTTACCGGCACACCTGCTGCGCCTACAGCGGCACAGGGCACAAACACCACACAGATTGCAACGACTGCATTTGTGACGGCTGCGATTGACCCTAATACTGCAAAAACGGACGTTTCACAGACGTTTGGTCCTGCCCAAATCTTTACCGCTGCAAGTGTCCACAACGGTGGCCTTGACTCGAACGGAAGCGTTGACGTAGCTGGATCGATCAGCATTGACGGTCCTTACAAGCAAACCGCTGAAGCTGTCAGCGCCCTAGACATTGATCTGAGCGCTGGCAACTACTTCACCAAAACCATCAACGGTAACTCCACATTCACCTTTTCCAACCCGCCTGCAAGCGGCACTGTTGGTTCTTTCACCCTGGAGCTGACTCACACCTCTGGGACTGTTGCTTGGCCTGATGGTAGCGGCGGTCAAGGCACTGTTCGTTTTCCTGCTGACACTGCCCCCACTCTTACTACTGGCAAGACTCACCTCTTCTTTTTTGTAACTGACGATGGTGGTACTACCTATCGCGGTGCTGCTCTCGTCGATTATGTGAACTGATTATGGATCCTATTACTCAACAACAAGCCCTGGCAGCCGCCGGGGCAGCTGGTGGCGATCCGGTGTACGTCGATGACGTATTTAGCACTTATGTCTATGAAGGCACAGGGTCGGCTCGAACCATTACGAATGGCATTGATATAAGTGGCGAAGGTGCCTTGGTGTGGATTAAAAGCAGAACAAGTGGAGAAAACCATGCCCTGTTTGACACTGAAAGGGGTGCTGGCAAACTTATTCAATCAAATTCAGACAACTACGAGTTAACAAGTACAGCGCGATTGAGCGCGTTTACTTCTAGTGGGTTTACATTAGGCACAGACGGCGCTACCAATGGCAGCGGAAATGATTATGTTTCTTGGACCTTCCGCAAAGCGCCGGGGTTCTTCGATGTAGTCAAATATACCGGCACAGGCGATACTGCACAATCTATTCCACACAATTTAGGCTGTGTCCCTGGTTTTATTGTTGTTAAAAACCTTGATGACACGGGCGGAAAACCATGGATATGTTACCACTCCGGCATGGGCAACAATCATTATCTGAAATTAAATGATGATGCGCTTGAGTCTCAAAACGAAAACATGTGGGATCAAACTAATCCTACCTCTACTCATTTCACTGTTGGCAGGGATAGTGATGTAAACAAACTTAATCACGAGCATATTGCCTACATTTTTGCTGACGGCAGTGATGCAGCGTCTGCTGTTTTTGGCACGAATAGTGACGAAAAGATTATTAAATGCGGTAGTTACACCGGAACAGGTGGAGCGGATGAAATCGACTGTGGGTTCGAGCCTCAATGGGTCCTGATTAAAAAAATTGGCAATATGTTTGACGCTAATTGGGTCATTTTTGACATGATGCGTCCTTGGGTTATGCCTACCGTCGATTCTCGTTCATTAAGGCCAAACCTTAATTCTGCAGAAGACAACGCTGGTAACATTCACCCTACCTCCACAGGCTTTAAAGCAGTTTCGAATGACGGAACGTTTGGGGGTGAGTACGAGTACATGTATGTAGCAATCCGCCGTCCGTTTAAGCCACCAACTGCTGGAACAGAAGTGTATGACGCTGGGTATGCCGTTAGTGGCAATAACCTATCTCAAAAAAACACTACTAACATGCCTGTTGACTTAGTTTTGTACAACACAAATCCAGTTGGCGGTAATTCCTTTCATTTGTTTGACCGACGCCGAGGCACGTACCGTTTAACTACAACCAGTTTAGGCTATGAAAGTGCCGAACCTTTTGATTTTGATTATCAAAATGGTTTTAAAAATAGCTATGCTAATACTGTTGGTCATTTGTATTACGCCTTCAAGCGTGCCGCAGGTTTTTTTGATATAGTTTGCTATACGGGAACCGGTCAAGCAAGAACTCTAAATCACAATTTAGGTGCTGTACCTGAAATGATGATTATTAAGTCTAGGAGTTTTACTAACAACTGGGCTGTTTATCATAGCGAAGTCGGTGCAACTAAGTATCTTCGACTTAACAACACCGCTGCCGAAGACACGCATTCAAACTGGTGGAATGATACTGCTCCAACTTCGAGTGTGTTTACCGTTGGCACTGACGCCGAAGTGAATGACAACGGTGGAAAGCTTGTCGCTTGGCTTTTTGCTTCAGTTGAAAATGTAAGTAAAGTTGGCAGCTACAGCGGTACAGGTAACAACATCGATGTTGACTGCGGCTTTAGCTCAGGTGCTCGTTTTATTTTAATCAAACGGTCGGATAATGCTTTATCTTCTGGAACATACGGTAGCAGTTGGTTTGTATGGGATTCTGAACGTGGAATTGTTAGTGGCAATGACCCGTGGATCAGAATAGACGAAAACCAAGGTCATACAGACAACACTGACTGGATTGACCCTTTGAATTCTGGTTTTACAGTTACATCAGCTGCACCACCTGAGATCAATGCCAATGGTGGCAGCTACATCTACTTTGCTATCGCCTAACCCACAAACTTTCTAACTAATCATGGAAATTCGCAATCGTGAATCTGGTGCTGTAACCACCATTAGCCAATTCAAGGCAAGTTACCCGAACACAAGTTTTCCCAAGGTCATCACTGCCGACATCCTTGATGGCTTTGGGTATGACCCTGTACTGAATGGTGCAGCAGCAACCGTGACTGCACCGTATGGCGTCAGCACCCGCGATGGTGTTGAGCAAATTGACGGTCAATGGTTCACCCGCTTTGTTGCTGGTCCGGTATTTACCGATACCACTGATAACGAAGGCAACGTGACCACTGCTGCTGATAA